CCGGTCCCTAAGGACCGGCGCGACACCGCAGCTTTGGCGACTTGTTGTCGCCTAGGCGTCTCCCTACCAAGCATAGGAGTTAACAGTTGCAGTCCCTACCTCGCCGTAGGCTTCGTACTTCGAAGCAACATTATGGTGCTCCGTGGGACGACAGCTACGTATGGGATGGGAAAGCAGAGTCGCTTCTTATCACCTTCAATCACCGCCGGTTACCCGGTGGTGGATGGAGTGGAGGTGGCCCGTTCTTCCAGGTGACCGATGAACTCGAGCACCGGGGAGCACAGACTATTCCTGGCTACCATCGAATCATTGACCGTCCTACGTGCGACACCATAGGTGTCGACACATGTACGGCTTGGTTTAATGTTGGCACCCTGAACGATTACATGGGAGCCTGGGACTGGTTCGACAACTTAATGAAGTCGAGTACAGCCGAAGGCTACCATAAAACTCGTCCTGGGAACCCGACTGCGTCGCTGGGTCAGTTCTTAGTTGAACTGAGGGATCTGCCGAAGCTACCTTTGATCGGGAGCTCCGTGTACCAATCATTATTCAAGAGGGGCTTAAGCCTACCTGGGATAATGATGGCAGCGCGGGAAATCGCGCGATCCTTTCGCGCCGCCAACTTAGGCGGCGAGTATCTCAACGTTGTGTTTGGCTGGAAGCCTTTCGTTCGCGATCTGCAAGAGATTTATAACCTCTGGCAGAACGTGGATAGGCAGCTCGCCCAGATCGTAAAAGATAACGGTAAGGGCGTGAGGCGGAAGGTTACCCTCAGTGATGAGACCAGCACCCCGGTGTCGGAGTCTCGCGACTTCGGTTATCCAGGGGTGGATGTGCGTGGGTTTCCCGGCGATTTGATCAACGCTGGGGGGCACACATCCTGGTCTAAAGTGACTACGAGGCACGAACGAGTCTGGTATGCGGCGAGATACCGCTACTGGATTCCGGACGTTTCCTCGTCTGGTTGGAACAGGAGAGCTAAACTCGCCCTGTTCGGTGCGTTACCTACGCCCGAGCTTGTGTGGGAACTGGTTCCCTTTTCCTGGCTAATCGACTGGTCCGTGAACGTGGGGGACGTATTGTCCAACATGTCCACGAATGCAGTAGACAACCTGGTCCAGGACTACTCCTTCGTAATGAGGGAGTGGACCGTAACGACAACACATACGACCGATTCGAATTGGTCTGAATGGTTGCCGTACACGCCTGGTGGGCACGGCCACTGGACGTCTACCGAAAGGCAGACGGTCAAAGGTCGTACTTACGGGGGGTCCCCCTATGCTTTGAACGCGGTCAGCGGTGCCCCTTTAACCGGGTACCAGACAGGCGTTCTTGCTGCGCTAGGCATAAGCTTAGCGGGAAAATAAGCTCCCTTCTGGAGTTCGAAATGTTTTCCGACCCTCAGTCAGTTACCTATTCTACTGTGGCGAAGAGCCTCGCAGCTATTAGCCGCGGGCCCGAGGCGTCCGTCTATCGGCTGGATGACAGTGGGGTTGTTTATCAACTCCTGCTGCAACACCAGTTCAAGGCGCGTCGCCGCATCGTCGCAAGACTTCAGCGGGACTCGTACTCGGCCGATCCGCTTGTGCCGGCCAACAATGTGTTGGCGAGCATGACGGCTACGTTGACAATCGACTTCCCTAACGTTGGACTCACGGCAGCAGACGCAAAGCTCCTCGGTGAGGCGCTTGTCGACTGGCTGTCAGATTCCAACTTGCTGAAGCTGGCCAACGGCGAAACGTAAGTAACGCCGTGCCTCGTGGGTTTCGGGCTGTGACACTACAGGTCCGGGAAGCATCTTGGACCTTCTATCCCCCTATAAAGGAGGGTAAGGTGAAAAGCCTCGTAGAACTCACGGAGGTTCTCCTGCTTGATTGTGGGAGAAAGTGCGGTGCCCCTGTCCAGCGCGACGTGAAAACGTTACGCTGGCGTGTCGACCACGAAGGCGATAGTTTCATTACCATCGCCCTTCCTCTCTTCTGCCGGGACTTCGAAAGATGTCTCGACAAGGGGAGGGTGGATCCTGGCGATTTCGCGCATTTTAAGCGCGGCGTCGCCGGATTGCCGGCATTTCTGTCGGGAATCCTGCTCCATGTGTTCGACGCGGAAGGAGCCTTATTGAGCAAGCCTTCCACCGATTGCATTCGAGCCGTGAGGCAGATATGTCTCTTCGGCAAGAAGATCGAACGCCCTTGCACTAAAGCTCGGGCTACGGTCGCGGTGGAGGAGTTTGCCCAATGTGACTGTCAAGTTAGTGATTCACTTCCAAGCTCACAGTTAGGTAGGTATTTCAGGATGGTGTCTGCTGTACTCACAGCAGACCTCGACCTGGACAACTTCCTTTGGGAGTTGTACCCACCGAAGCATGGGCCTGGCGTGACTCGAGAAGGTATAACTGGAAATCAGAAGTACCATCATCGAGTGTGGCATGAGAGACTAGAGGAAGCCAACTTAGGTTTCCTCAGGTACGGTCTGGGTAGTGATACCCTGACCGCACTGGACGTGAGTCCAGACTCCTGGCCAGTATTGCTAGATCCTGGTACCGAGCCGCCCTCAAGGGTTGTCACGGTGCCTAAGACAATGAAGTCGCCTCGCGTTATCGCGATCGAGCCTGTGTGTATGCAGTACATGCAGCAACCGCTCGCGGAATTCCTTAAGGTGCGATTTGAAACCGCACCGCTTACCAAGGGACGGATAAACATCCGTTGCCAGGAAGTGAATAGGGAATTAGCCCAGAAGGGGTCAAAAGGTGGATTTTACGCCACCCTCGATCTCTCCGAAGCAAGTGACCGCGTCTCCGTTGCACATGTTACAGAAGCATTCCGAGCCTGCCCGGATTTTCTGGGCAAGGTTATGGCATGTCGTAGCACGTGCGCAGAACTTCCCTCGGGTGAAGTAATGACCCTGAGCAAGTTCGCGTCAATGGGATCCGCACTCTGCTTTCCGGTAGAGGCGTTGGTGTTCTTTACGAGCATCATTGCCTCGAGGTTAGTCAGAGCAGGGCTCTTCCCGACACGCTCAACCGTTGAAAGATACGGGAGAGACGTGTACGTGTACGGGGACGATTTGATCGTTCCTGGACACGAGGCACCTGCGATTTGTGCCGACTTAGAGGCTTTAGGCCTCAAGGTTAACAAACACAAGTCTTTCTGGACTGGTAAGTTCAGAGAGTCATGTGGATCGGATTGGTATGACGGAGAGCCGGTACAACCGGTCTACCTCCGCTGTGACGGTCCGGCAAATCGCGCAGACGTCGACAGGATACTGTCGTGGGTTGCTACGGCGAATCAGCTGGAAACAGCTGGTTTGTCAGCTACCTCACTCGCACTAAGGAAGTGCGTGGAGAACATAGTGGGTTCACTCCCACATGTTGACCCATGTAGCCCTGCAGTGGGCTGGTTTGGCTTCAGCATGGCCGAACCTCGCCGACGCTGGAACCCGTTGTTAATGCGCGGAGAAATCTACGCATTGGTACCGGGAACCTCTGTACAGGAAGACTCCATTGAGGGTCAACCTGCGCTGATGAAGTGCCTGCTCACGGGCGGCCAGTCGTTGAACTCGGGAAGTAACATCCTCGAGGGCGACGGCATTTACGTCGAACGTGACGTTGAGCACCTTTCTTCGTCTCCGAGGCCCTTCAGCCTCGCACTAAAACGAAGGTGGGTCCCGAGCCCGGCCTAACGGCCAGTTCGGAGCGCTTGCGGGATATAAACCGCAGGACGGGAGATGCCATT